TCCGCTTGATTTTGTCCATCTTTGTCAGGATAAACAGCTTCAATGGAATCACCAAACGCTACTTCACCTGCAACTCTTTGTCTATCTTCAAGTTTTTTTCTAACTTGGCCTGATATTGGTGAACCAAATATTCTTTCATTTATCATTTTTAAAACCCTTGAGCGTCTTCAGTAGTCACTGGTATTCTGATTGATGTTCCTGCTGGTATGTTGTTTGTGGTTAGATTATTAGTTCGTGCTATGAACCACCATAAATTAGGATTACCATAAAACCTTACGGCTAAATTATCACATCTATCACCTTCTTGTGCAATGAAATAACTATCACTATTTTTTTCTTCTACTTTTTTATAAACAGTGGTAGCATAATATGATTTTTTATTTTTTCTTGGTTTTTTTGTATTTTCGTATCTAGCCATTATTGATTTATCCCATAAAATGTTGTACCTAATCTTGGAGGTCTGTCGTGAATCACTTGGTATCCAATCGTTGCATTAACGTGTCTTGGAACTCTTTTACCCTCTTCAGATTCATAAGTTGATGAATTATCAACTGCGTAAGATATAGATTTTATATATCCTAATTGTTCTTTATTTGCCTTTCCAAACAATTCACCCATTCTTAATTTTGTTAATGGTGGTTTCATTCTATTACCATAATCATCATCTATATATTCAGGATAACACAATGAAGTTAACCTATCCATTTTTTTATAAATCATTTCTAATTCATCAGGTGTTTGTGCAATTAATTTTAATGTCATTGAAATTTCTCTATCAGCTCTTTCATAAGTATAAACAGTTTCACTTCTTCCTATGTAATTATGTGGTGCATATGATGGTGAAATGTTTTCTGTTAATCCTTCAATGTATGCTCTAAAAAATATAAACGCACCATCTCTTAAATCTTTAAAGTAAAATGGCATTCCATTTTCTGAACCCTCTATTATTCCATTTTCACTATCTGATGGGTGTGCTTCTTCTATTTTTTCTTTATATTGTGTTCTACCTAATCTCTCAGATAATTCAGTATCACTCATACCAAATTCTAATAATGTATGTTTATCACCTGATTTTGGAAACCCTTTTCTAAATTTAGCTCCAAATGTTATTAAGCTACCTGGTGGACTTCCAATTTCTTGAAGTTGGTCAGATTGATTTAAAAATGATTTATTTATGTCTTTTAAACCTAAAGTTTTAGGATATTCAGATTCAAAATCACCTAATCCACCTGGTAATAAAGTATCTTTTCTTATTAAAAAATTAGGTGTTGTTCCAGTTAATCTTGCTGCAGCTGCACCTATACTTGATAAAGGATTATAAAAAGTATTATGTCTTTGTGATGATTTTCCAATACCCACAATATTATTGTTGTCGTCATGCATTGGGTATTCACTTTTTGAAACCAAACCTAATAAATTTTGTCTAGCAACGAATTGAAGACCTGCAGGTGATGATGTGTACAAACCTAATCTAACCGCATCAGTTATACCTCTGATTATTGGAACTTCTCGACTACCAGCGTTTTGAATTGTACTACCTATGTCACTTACGATATAAGGTTCACCTTGACCTAATCCTAAAAATGGACTTCTACTAAAACTGAATATACTTGCGTCTTTATTACTGTCTCTAATATCTAATTTATCTCTGTTAACATTGGGGTAAGATATTGGAACTAATCCTTTGTGTCCTGGTTCATCAAGTGGTGTGTGATTAGCATTATAAAGTTTGTCCCAACTTAAACCCTCTAAAAAAGATTTACCACCAGTTATACCTTGTGGGTCAAATGGTAAATTCAAAGGTGTGAATGGTAATGCATTATTTCCAACCGCTGATGAGAAGTCTGTTGGATTTGTTGCAATGAATCTTGTTGGTTGAGGTGGTGTGTTGAATAATTGTGTTCCATTTCTACTAATGATTATGTTTGATGAAAAGTTTTCAATTCCATCATTTAATTCTTCTTCAAATACACTTTTTAAATTTTCTAAACCCATTATGCCATTCCCTCAACTGCATCTGCAAATCTTGAAGCTTGACTGTCCACTTTACTACCCACTTCTGCTAATGCTCTTTCATTTGATTTAGAAGCTCTGATGGTTTCTTCAACAAGTGGTTTCATAGCGTCTGCAATAAAATCACCCATCATTTGAATTGGCATAATCGCTTCTTGTGGATGAACATTAACTAATCCTTCACTGGTTGTGATACCACCTTCTTGTGCTGAAGGTATACTAGCTGCTAATGTTCCAATAGCTGCCACACCAAGTGCAGCACCTATACTAGCAGAGATTGGGTTCAATGTAAAAGCCGCCATCAATTGTGATGCTGCGATAGACATAGACTTAACAGCCATAAGACTAAGCCCACCGACTAAAACAGGTATTAATGCTTTTG